TGTTGACCCCGGCGTCGTTTAGCTGCTCGTACTCGAGGTCGGTGAAGCGGACGGTGAGGTCGGTCGCGAACACGCTGAGCCCGTTCACACCGGCGGCGGGCACGTTCGGGTTCTGGCCGAGCGCGTCGTTGCGCGCGATGATCCCGGCCTCGATCGCGGCGTAGGGGACGCTCCGGGTCGTGCCTCCGGCGATGCCGGGGATGAGGGCCCACGGCCCGAACAGGGCGCCGAACCGGGAGCCGTCGGAGTCATGGAGGCCGGTCGCCAGGCTCACGAGTGACGCGGCGTCGGGCGGCGCCTCCGGCACGTCGAGCAGGGCGACCCGGTTGTTGTTCTCGGCGTGCGCGAGCAGCGAGTCGTACAGGGCCGGGTCGGTCGCGCCGGGGATCGACACCTGGCCGGGCCCGAGGTCGGCGCTGAACCGGTCGAGCGCCGCCTGCGCGTCCGCGGTCACGATGGTGGTCGCCTGCGCCTCCGGTGCCCTGGCGGTCTCACCCGCCGCTCCCCGGATCGCGTCGGCGACCGCCTCCTTGTTCGGGAGCTCGTCGGGCGCCTCGATCCCGGCGTCCGCGGCGCGCGCGTTGAGCTCGTCACGGGTCAGGGTGTCGAGGTCGCTCGTGTCGATCGTCTGGGCGCCGACCGCGGTCGGTGTGGTCGGGATCGCGCTGACGTACAGGCGGGAGCCGCCCTCACGGAAGTACGTCTCGACGGAGTCGTAGAGCAGGTCACCTCCCGCACGGGTGCCGAACGTCGCCTCGTAGCTTGTGAGCGACCGGATCAGAACCGGCTCCTCCGGCCCGGTCGCGGTGTTGCCGACGACGAACCAGGGCCCTGTCGCGGTCGGCGGCGTCGATCGTGGCGGCGCCTGGTCACGCGAGATGATCTGCGTGCCTGGTCGGGTCATGCCTCCTCCTTATGTGATGGGCTCCTCGACCGGCTCGGGGTCGACTTCGACGTCGACCTCCTTGACGAGCGGCCAGTCCGGCCACGGGTCGATGTCGGGGTACAGCGGGTCGGCGGGTGTGACCGGGCCCGCGTTCGCGGTCGTGACGTCCTCGACCTGCACGATGAACGCGGCGGCCCCGGCGGCCAGTGAACGGGTGTCGTCGAACGCGAGCTCGTCGTAGGCCTCGACGACCCACGTGGTGCCGTTCGCGTTACCGTCGAGTGAGGGCCGCTGAACGAACAGGGCCCGCATCGCCGCCGTGTACCGCATCGCCAGGCGGCGCGAGTCCTCCCACGTGCGCGCCGAACAGACCACGTGGATACGGACGGTCCAGTCGGCCCGGTAGCGGCCGTCGCCTCCCTTCCGCGGCGGGCCGGGAACACCGGTCGACTCGAACACGACGGCCGGGAGCTGATCCTCCGGCCACTTGTCGAGGCTCGGAGCGATCGCCCATCCGCGCGGTCGAGGCAGGCTCCCCGGCTGTAGATCGTTCTGCCGCTCGAGCTCGGCGAGGTACGTGCTCGCCCACCGGCGGACAAGCTGCTCGCACCACCCCTCCACGTCGGCGCCGGTGACGATCCGGCCGAAGATGCTCACACGCGCCTCCCACGCTTGAGCACGTGGGCGCGAACCTCGTCGGTCATCTCCTTACGGACCCGCGGCGTCGCGGGAACGATCGGCGGTCGCTTCGGCGCGTCCCGTGTGCCGTACTGGTGGAAGCGCGCATACGGAACGTCAGTCCCGAACTCGAGCTCCGTCCGTTTCACCTTCACCGCGGAGCGGCTCGTCAGCGACCGGAGCAGCGCGCCCGACGCGATCAGCGTCCCGGCCCGCTCACCCTGCGCCGCCTTCTGATCGGCGGTCTCGGCCGTCAACGGCGGCCAGCGGCCGGCGCCGTGGGTGTTGAACCACTGCGCCTCCGCCTCCCGGAGCTTGCGGCCGATCCGCTCGAACGCCGGTCGCGGGTCTGCCGCCCGCTCACCGAGCTCACGCACATGCAGCGCCGCACGTGTAGCGCCTCGTTCCTCGATGACGAGCTCGGGCCCGCGCGGCATCTAGTAGCCGATCCACGAGCCGGGGATCGACGTCCACGAGCCGACCGGGATCATCCCGACCTCCTCACGGCCGAACCCCTCCGTGCCGCCCGCCTCGAGCCAGTTGACGAGCCAGTCGAGCGCCTCGGTGAACTCCTGCCGTAGCTGCGGGTACGCGGAGCGGTCCGACTGCACCTGCTCGGGGAAGTACGACTTCTCGACGCGGCACGCGGTGTCGAGCGCGATGACCGCCGCAACCGACGGGAGCAGCGGGTCAGGGACCACGCTCGGGAGCCGCGTCGCGACCAGGGCGATCGACGCGTCGATCAGGCTCTCGACCTGCTCGGCGGTCGGCCGGGTGTCACCGTCGAAGGTGCCGACCTCGAGCCCGTTCGAGTCCTTCGTCCGGGCCCGGATCAGTTGGGCGACCGCCTCCACGGTCGGGCGGCCCGTCGGTGGGGCGGGTGTGCTCACGCTGGAACCTCCGGCGGCGGCGGAAGATGCATCATCCGTTCGGTGAGGGGAGGCGGCCCCGGCTCGTCGTACTCGGTGACCAGCAGATCGAAGTTGCGCTGCCACCAGTCCGCCGGCCACCAGGGAGCCGGGAGCCGCCAGTGGTAGTTGAAGACGAGCCCGACCCCGGCGTCCGCGGGTGCCTGGACAAGCGCGGGCTCCGGGACGGGCAACGGCATCTCAGGACTCGCCGAACGCCTTGACCGGGCCCTCGCTCGGCTTGCCGCGCTCCTGCTTCACGTGCGGCCCGTCAGGCGGGTTCTTGTCCTTGTCGATCGCCTCGTCGTCGTCGTTGCTGTACGTCGAGAACTGCGCTTGCGGTGAGAGCGCGGCCTGCTCGAGCGACTCCTTGACCGCGTCCGCCTGCGCGGACTCGTCACTTGCCTTCGTCTGCGCCACCGGTGCCCTCCTCTCCGCTCGTGTCCTCGTCGTCGCCGTTGCCCTCGTCGGGCTGCGGCTCAGGCTGAGGCTCCTCAGGTGTCGACACCTGAACTCCTTTCGTCGGGTACGACCCCGCAACGACCCCGATGCGTTCCGGGTTACGTCGCGTTGACGATCTTGACCACCGCGCGGTTGATGTCGTGGACCATGAACGCGAGCCGCGTCTCGTACCGGACCGCGGTGAGGTCTTCCTGGAACAGCTTGCGGTCGGCGGTGCCGTCGTTGACGGTCGCCTCGCTCGACGTCGACACGCTGACGTCCTTGCGAATCCGAACGTGGAGGTTCGGACGGTGGACGACGAACCCGAGCACGTCGGTCGCGGCCGGCGCGGTCGCGGCGTTCGTGAGGTTCGTGGACGTCTCCGCGTTGATCCCGTACAGCGGGTCACGGCCGGTGCCGGGCCCGTAGATCGGCATGGAGGTGTCGAGCGACGAGCGTGCGTCTCGGAGCACCTGCGCGAAGCCGAACCCGAGCAGCGCGCCCATCTGGCCGGGGTTGCCGTACCCGTTCGCCTCGAGGATGCCCATCGCCTGCGAGATCGCAAGCTGTAGGCCGTCCGGCTTCGCCTGCTGGTACTCGACCGTCGCGGTCGTGTCCTTGAGCGCGTTGTTGAACACCGTGGTGATCGCAACGCCACTGTCGATGCCGATCGCGTGCGCGTCGACGACGTCGTTGATCGCCTGGCGGATGCCCGAGTCGACGAGCACGTTCAGGTCGCCCGCCTGAACGTCCTCGATCATCTCGTCGGTGAACAGGACGATGGTCGCGAACTTCTTCACGTCCATCACGGCCTGGCCGAACTCGGCGCCGGTGACCGGCTTCGCGGCACCCTCACCGACCGGGCCCGCGGTCGGCGTGCCGAGCCAGATCGGGAACTGCGTCTTGATCGCGGACGTCGCGCGCGCGTCACCGGCGAGCGCGATCGCCCCGGCCTCCATGAGGAGACCCTGAGTCAGAATGTCGCCCTGCTCGGGCGGGAGCAGATACCCGCCTGCTGCGGGGATGCCCTCGCTGAGCGGGATGCGGTTAGCCATAGTGGCCCTCCGTTGAGGAGACGGCCCCGGCTAGTGGAGAGCTAGGCCGTCAGCTATCTGGACGGGTTGCGGCCCATCGCACGGAGAAGGAAGTCGTTGTGCTCCGCCTCAGGCGGGCCCTTCTCCCGTGCTGGTAGCCGTGTGCCGCCGTCGAACCCGGCGGCAGGCTTCGCGGCCTGCGAACGCTCGCCTAGCAGCTTCTCAAGCTCCTCCGCGCGGAGCTCCATCTCCTCGCGGGTCGTGCCGGTCAGAAACGACGCAGCGGTCAGGTCAAGACCCCGTTCGGAGGCGACCTCGAACCGGAGGGCCCGCGTCTCCGCGTCAGCCGCCCGCTTCTCGGCGGCGGTCAGGCGTTCGGCCTGCCGCTCCTCCTGCGTCTTGTCACGCTGCTCGTACTCCTGTAGGCGCTCCTCGAGCTCGGCGAGCCGGTTGCGATGCGTAGCCGACTCGCGGCGAAGCTGACGAACGTAGGCCTCGGGGTAGGTGCGCGGCTCCTTGGCTTCTGCCTCGGCCGTGCCTTCCCCCTCGGGCTCCTGGCCCTCACCGTCCGTGGGCGTCGTGCCCTCCTCGGCGGCGTCGGCGGGCGATGGTTCAGCCATCGTTGCCCTCCTATGTTGCGGTTGACGGTGGCGGTAGCGGGTTCTGCGGCGGCGTCTGCGGCGGCGCGGTCCCCGGCGGTGTCACCTGCTCGGTCACGCGCTCGGCGGCGGCCTCCGCGGCCGTGGCGGCCTCGAGCGCGGCCTGCTCCTTCGACGCCTGCTCGCGTTCCATCTCGGCGACCTCGTCCGGTGTGTAGCCGAGCTCGGCCCAGATGACCGGGAGCGGGATGCCGAGCGTCTTCTTCTTCACGGCGGCGTCGACGCGCTGCGCCTCGCTCACCCGCTCGGGGTCGGCCCACAACGTCTCGCAGTCGGCCTGCGCGACGTCGGCGCCGGCCGCGGTGAGCGCGAGCGCGATCGCCTCCTCCCACGCGTCCGAGAAGAACAGGGTCTTCGTGCGGCACTTGGACACGAGCCCGGCCTCCGCGACGGCGAGCGCCTCCCCGGACGTGTTGACGAGCTTCGCGAGCAGGTAGTGCGGCGGCGTGCGCGTCTGGGCGGCTAGGTGCTGGATCAGCATCTCGACCGCGTTGACGTAGTTCGACAGGTCGGCCGCCGGGAGGTTCCACACCTTCGCGTCGGGCGCCTTGAACATCCAAACGCGGGAGAGCGCCGCCTTGACCTCGACGTTCACCTGCCCGGTCTCGGGGTCACGGGGAATCTCGACGCCGGTGAGCACGCGCTGAGGGAATGCCGCGTACTCGCTCGCGACGATCATGTCGGAGCAGAGCTTGTTGACGGCGTTCTGTATCGGGATGGCGGGTTGAAGGTCGGAGTGCGCCACGCCGAGGAGACCCGGCTTGTTCTCAAGCGGCACGACGGGGACGACGCCGAGCGGGTTCGTGCCGCCGTCGTCGCGTAGCAGCCACTCGACCGGCGCGGTCCCGGTCTCCTCGGCCACCGTCACCTTCGACTCCCACTTCACGACGACGTCGGGGAGGTACAGGTTGAGGTAGCGGTAGCCGTCGTCTCCGATCCACTGCTTGAGCGCCGCCAGGCGCTCGCGCCTGTTCGCCGGGTTCAGCGCGACAACCATCTGCGACGGGTGCTCGACGGTGATGAGCGGGTCGCCGTCGTTCGGGTCGATGAGCAGGAACGACCGGCCGCACTTCCCGGCCTCGGTGTGCGCGACGACGCTCTCGACGTCGAGCGCGTTCTCCTGCCAGAGCGACCACGCCTCGTCGGACGGGTTGCCGTCGATCGTGAACCCGACGACCTTGAGCCGCTCGACGGCGGCGTCGACGATCAACTGGCACCAGTTGTCCGCGAACTGCGCGAACAGGTTGCCGAACGCCTCCCGCCACTTCGACGTCGAGAACACCTGATCGTGGTGGCCGTCGTAGTACGCCTCGTAGATCAGCGCGCGCTCGGCCTGCTCATAGAGCCGGGTGAGCAGCAGTTCGCGCCAGTCGACCACGGTGCGCTCGGTCAGGCGTACCGGTGCGGGCTCGAGCTCGATGAGGCTCATACGAAGGCGTACTCCGATCGGTCTGAGTCGTCGGCGCCGGGCCCGGTGAGCACGTGCGCCTCCCACGCGAGGACGGCGGCCTGCGCGGCGCTGATGGAGCCGCCGCGGGTGTCACTGACGAGGTAGGGGAGGTTTCTGACGCGGGCGACCTGCGCGCTCATCACGTGCCGGGCGAGCCTGCGGTCGCCGTCGTGCACGAACCGTCCCGCGATCGCGTCCGCCTTGAACCGTTGCGTGACCGCCGCGGTCCGCGGGCTCGGCCGGGCGACGTCAACGTCGACGACACGCTTCTTGCCGAGCTCGTTGCGCCACTCCTGAACCGTGGTCGCCCACTCGGCGCTCGCGCTCGCGTAGATCGCGGTGACCGTGTACCGGGCGAGGCAGTCACGGACGGCGTCGTCGACGTCCTCGACCGCGACCACGTCGATCGAGGCGCCGAGCTCCTCCCACACCTCCACCGTCGCGAGCGCCGGCCGACGCCGCAGGCACGCCACCAGTGAACAGGTGTCGCCTCCGCGGAAGCCGAGCGTCACTTCATCGCCGTCGGTTAGCTCGACGTCGTCGACCTGGCGCTCACGCCACTGCTCGAGCTCGAGGAACGCGCTCTCCGACGCGGCCCAGACGCACCCGTGGAGTTGCAGGTAGCGGCCCGGTGTGAGCGACGGGTTCGCGGCGAGCTCGGCAAGCTTGTCCTCGGTGATCCACGAGGCCGGGTTCGCGGCGGCGATCGCCTCGAGGTCGTGCGGGTTCATCGTGTGCGCGTCGTAGTTGAAGACGAGCGTGCGGCCCTGGTGGTTGCGGCTGATCGTCAGGGCCCGGTGGATGCGCTCCGCTTCCCCGTCGAGCTCGTTGCGGTCGATCAGGTGGCCGAGGATGCCGTCGACGCGCTCCGCGGGTTCACCGGCGGTACTGATGACGAACGCGTGGACCTGCCTGCGGATCGTCTGGCCGGCGGTCGCGATGTCCGCCCACGCGCGGCGCCGCTTCGGCGTCGTCCAGTCCTTGAGCTCGTCGGCCACGATCAGCGACGGGCCGTACCCCGACGCGGCGCCCGAGTCGGCGCTGAACCGGTACAGCGCGCCGAACCCGTCCGCCCTGACGATCTCCCCCTCGTGCTCCCTGACGACGACGCGCTGAGCGAGCCACGGGTCCGACCGGACGAACCTGACCGCCGTGTCGAACAACCGGCCCGCCTGCTTGTCCGTCGCCGCGCAAAGCAGGATCTCCGGTGCGCCCTCGTCCTCGACAAGGTGGTAGAGCCCGTACGCGGCGAGCAGGCTCGTTTTCCCGTTCTTCTTCGGGATGACGAGGACGACGGTTCCCCAGTAGGCGACGTCCTCCTCGAGCTCCGCGAGCGCCTCGGCCATCATCTCGACCTGCCACGGTTCGAGCTCGAGCGGTTGACCGGCGAACTGGTCGACCGACTGGACGCAGTGCTCCTGGCACCACCAGGCGAAGTGGTCGACGCGGGTCGCGGCGGCGTACGCCTCCCACCGTGCCGCTACCGCAGTTGTCACCCGACGCTACGGAGGGTGCGGCGAAGCGGCGGCGCCGCACGGTCGGCCGCCGACGCGGCACCCTGCGGCCGTCCGCCCGCGACGCGCATCGCGAGCTTGCGGCGCGACTGCGGGTCGAGCCCGAGCAGCGAACCGGCGTGCGCGGCCTCCCGCCTGGCGCTCGCAATCTCGGCGATGAGCGGGTGCGGCACCTGCGCCGACCCGGTCGCGCCGCCGAGCGCCGTCGCGGGTTGCCCGAGACGCTTCCACGCGTCCTCGAGCGCGCGCCACACACCGACCGCGTCCGCGTACCGGTCGACGGCGCCGTCACTCAGGTCGGGCGCCTCACCGATCTCCATGAGCGTCGTGACCGCCTCCGCGCGCGCGGCCTCGGCGGCCGGCGCATACGCCTTCGCCCGCTCCTCCTCCGCCTCGGTTTCGGAGACGACTCCCTTGCCCCACCGCTCCGGCGCGGTCCGCTCGAGCAACCAGGCGGCGGCGCGCCAGTCCTCCCCGGCGGCCTTCGCGACCTGCGCGACCGAGCGCGCCTCCGCCTCGGCGCGTGCCGCCTCGACCCGCTCACGGAACGACCGGTAGAGCTCGTCCTCCGGTTTGTCGCTCGCGCCGCGCGCGACCCAGTTGTCGAACGAGCGGCGATGAACGCCGACGGCGCGCATCGCGACGTTGGCGTTGTTCGACGCGCGCAGCAGCGTGACGACGCGGTCGGCGAGCTCCGGCGTAAGGAGTGCGCGGTTGGCGCCGCGCGCATGCGTCACGCAGACGTCCGACCCCGGTGCCGCGGGGTTCTTGCAGGTCTTCCCGCGCGCTGTAGTCGCGTTGCAGGTCGTCTGCGTGCTCAAGCTAGGTCAACCCCCTCGGGCGGTCTCGGTTTCCGGTGCGACAGCGGCGTGAGCTAGCCCTTTCGTCATCGTCGGAAGGGGGTCCCCCCGCCACCCCGCGATCACGCAGCGACGTCGTAGACGTGCCACGCATCACGCCACTGCGCCTGCTTCGGCCCGAGCGTGAGGTTCTTCCTTCCCGTGATCTCAGCGGCCGGGATGTGCCACCACGCGCACGCGTCGTGCGCATACACCGCGAGCACGTCGACGTGCTCAGCGAGCGCCATCTTCCTGCGCTCGCCGTTGCCGACGTTCATCTTGCGCAGCGTCAGGAAGTGGAACGCCTGACCTGGCAGCGGCCTGCCGACCGACTTGACCTGAACCGCCTTGCGGTAGTTGACGACGACGTCGACCCCGTCATCGTCGACGAGCGGCAAAGCGATCTTGTGCCCGCGCTTGAGCAACTCGACGACGAGCAGCATTTCGGCCATCTTGCCGAGCGCATGCGAGCCGACATTGTTCGTCTCGGCACAAGTCGTGACATACGCGTCGACGTCGAATAGATGAGAGTCGTTCATTCCCCGGCCCGCCACACTCGAGCCGGTCGTCTTGACGCCGCTAGGTGTGTGGCCCTAGCGGCGCTTCGCCGAAGCGAAGATCAACTGCGCACGTTGGCGCGGAGGCGCGCATCGTTCGTCACCCTGCGATGGCACGAGCGGCAGAGCGCCTCGAGGTTCGCCCAGTCGTTCGCGCCGAGCTCCCACGGACGCCGGCCATCACGGTGATGAACGTCAAGGGCTCGAGCTCCGCAGCGTTCGCAGTCGGGGTGACGTGCGATGTACGCGTTGCGGACGCGTCGCCACCGTGCGCCGTAACCACGGGCGCCAGGCCGCCCGACCCCCCTATGCGCGCGGCACCTGCCGGGCCCGTCCTCGAGCACGACGGGACAACCAGGCTCGGCGCAGAGATGCGGAGTCGACCTCACCTATCATCGGAGGCGCAGGTCACGGCTCGCACCTCGGGAGCCGAACGCCGAGACGGGAGCGGGTCGGCTTCGTTCCCGGCGACGCGATCACCAAGGTGGCCGTGACCTGCTCTACCGGTGGGAGCGGTCACGGATCGACGCGCTCCGCTTCGCCTTCGTCTTCGTCGTCGACGAGCCGACCGTCCTGCCCGTGTTCTTGTTGACGATCTTCCAGGGCTTGCTTCCCTTGCCCTTGCGGACAACGTGCGGCATCGCCTAGCCCCACCCGTTGAAGTACGCGAGCACGACGAACACGGCGATGATGACCCACGCGACCTCGCCGACCGTGACGGTACGGAAGTTCATCGGAGCCTCCTGAGGACGTAGTTCGGCCCATGACGCTTGCGTGCTCGGCGGCTATGTAGCCGATGCGCCTCGGGCCTACGCGGAAGCGTAACGGCAGCGTCAGGCTGAGTCGAGTCGGCGCCCGATGCGCTCGACCTGGCGGGCGACCGCGCGCAGGTCCGACGCGTACGCACGGTCTAGCCCACGGCCGAGCTCGAGGAGCGCAGGGAACACGATCGACGCGAACGACCGGTAGGCGTCGAGCTCCCGCTGAGACGCTCGCCGTCTCGCGTCGTCGGTGATCCTTCGCTGAGCGTCGGAAGGGACCGCCTCGGGTTCGTGCGGCATCGCCTGCGCCGGCCGGTCGGTGTAGCCGAGCTCCGATCGGCGCGCGAGGAGCCGCGGGTGCGCGTTCACTAGAACCACGTGTAGACGATGACTTCGCCTCGGCCGCCTCGGCCACCGACGCCGCCGGTCTGGCCGCCGCCGCCGCCTCCCCCTCCGCCACCGGCACCACCGTCGCCGCCTGCGCCTCCGACGCCGTCACGGCTTGACCCGCCGCCGCCGCCTCCGCCGACTGCGCCGTTCGCCCCGGCCGTCACGGGTGCCCCTGCCGCTCCTCCCGCCGCGCCGCCACCCGCGGCCATCGTGCCGGTCACTCCACCGGTGCC